TGATCAGGAAGAAATTAATATAGTTCTCGCTTCCAGAAACTATGATCATATAAAAGAAGATGCTTCAATTAATGTTACCATTAATGGACCAAGTGCTGAAAACTTTATAGCAAGACTTTTACAACTTTCTGGAAATACTTCAGATAATTTTGATATTGATGGATTTAAATGTGACGTCTGTGGTAAAGAATTTAATGATTGTTGCTGTAATGTACCAAATCAACAGCCTACACCAAAACCGGTACCTCAGGCACAGTTTGAAGAAAATATTGATAATGATTATGGTCATGTTAACCATTCAGAATCTGGTGAAGAAATTGATCCAGACGAATATATGTATAAGGCACCTGCAGGCCCACAGCGTGTAGTTAAAGGTAATATGGCTGATAATGCACTCATCAAAGAAAATGCAAATAAATTGCATATTAAATTGAAAAATTCTTATTATAAGTACCTCGCAGAAGCTGAATTAGCTTCTTCAAATACTGGATCTGATAGTCCATTTACTGCAAATAGTAGAGATAAGTTCGTCAAAGATCCATTTGCCGGAGAAGAAGTAGTAGATGATGGATCAAGAAGCCCTCTAAGTCGAATAAAAACACAAAGTGTAAATAAATGATTTGTAAAAACTGGGAGTAACTCTCAGTTTTTCTTTGATTAAATCAATAGTTAAACTATAAATATATTGTAATTTAACTATTGATTGGAAAAAAATGCAAAACCTTGACAAACTATTCACGCCGTCGCATGTAACTGAAATAATTAAGTGCAGTAAAGATCCATTATATTTTATTGAAAACTATGTGAAGATATATAATCCACAAACTGGTATTGGGAACTTTTCTCCCACTGTAGATCAACGATCCTTAATATCAAATTATGATAGCCATCAATTTGTTGTTTCAAATATGGTCCGGCAATCTGGTAAATCTGTGGCTTCATTATCATATATTCTTTGGTATGCAATGTTTAATCATGATAAGACAATCGTTATTGCTGGAGCTTATTTTCGAATGAATCAAAACTTAATGTTATTATTCAAAACTGCTTATGATAATCTTCCGGATTGGTTGAAAGCCGGGATGAAGTCAATGACATATCAAAATATTTCCTTTGATAATAATAATTCAATCACGTTTACTACTATCAATTCAAATGCATATCGTGGAATGGGAATTTCATTATTTTATGTTGATGAATTATCCAGTATGAGTCAAAAAGATATTGAACAGTTTTATTTTGAATGTATTCCGTTTTGTAAGGCATGTAATACAAAACTATTAATTTCATCATCTCCTTCACAGAATAGAATACTCTTGGACATTTTGCGTAATTCTTCAGAGGAAGGTATTGGATACAATGGATTTAAATTATTCAGATCAAATAATAGTATTAAATCACTACTAAATCAACAATTGGAATATGATGTCTAAAAGTCAAACTGATTTTAATTTAATTAAAAAAGCGAATATTAAAACTTCATATACTGCACGTCAAATCCAGGAAATAGATAAGTGCAGTAAGAGCCCGTTGTATTTCATGGAAAATTATATGAAAATACAACATCCTACTAGAGGAAGTATATCTTTTGAAGCTTATGAATATCAAAAACGATTAATAGAATGCTATTGGAAATATAAAAATGTGGTGGCACTAACCAGCCGACAAGCAGGTAAAACAACTTCTGCTGCTGGTTTCCTTCTTTGGTTTGCAATGTTTCAAAGCGATCAAACAATCTTAATAGCAGCAAATAAGTTTAGAGCAGCAACTGAAATTATGGATAGGGTCAAATATGCCTATGAGGAATTGCCAGATTGGCTTAGGGCTGGAATCGTTCAATATAATGTACAAGATATAAAATTTGACAATGGATCCAGAATCAAAGCAACGACTACAACACCTGATTCTGGAAGAGGCATGTCTATATCACTGTTAATTTTAGATGAGTTTGGATTCGTCCCTCCAAGAATTGCTAGGGATTTTTGGGTTGCAATATCACCAACACTTGCAACCGGCGGTAAATGCATTATAACATCAACTCCAAATAGTGATGAAGATCAATTTGCTGAAATATGGTTCGGCGCCAATAAAAAATTTGACGAATATGGTAACGAATATCCAAATGGAATTGGCGAAAATGGATTTATGCCTTTCATTGCAAGATATAATGAAGTGCCAGGAAGAGATGAAGAATGGGCAATAAAAGAAAGAAATAAAATTGGTTCAGAAAAGTTTGCTAGAGAATATAATTGTGAATTCATTACAGCTGAGGAAACATTAATTAACGGTGTTACTCTTTTAAAATTACAAGGTATTGAACCAAAATTTAAAACAAATGAAGTTCGTTGGTATGATGATATTAAGCCCAATAAAACCTATCTGGTTGGTCTTGATCCAAGTGCAGGCGTTGGTAAAGATCCTGCAGCAATAGAAGTTTTTAGTCTACCTGATATGAAACAAGTTGCTGAATGGACTCACAATAGAACAAGTATATCTAATCAAGTAAAAATTCTTCAAAATATCGTTAATTTCATTCATACAGAAATGAGAAAGTTTCCTGAACAGAATTCAGAACCCGAAATCTATTATACTGTGGAAAATAACAGCTGGGGTGAAGCCGCGTTAATGACCATTAGGGACATAGGTGAGGATCGATTCAATGGTATATTTTTAAGTGAACCAAAGAAAAAAGGTGTTGTTAATCGAAAAGGATTTAATACAAATGGTAGATCCAAATCAACTTCGTGTACCAAATTAAAAAGTCTTATTGAATTAGAAAAATTACAGGTTTATAGCAAACCACTTGTACGACAATTGAAGTTTTTTGTTAGTAAAGGAGACGGCTTCGCCGCCAAAGTTGGTGAGAATGATGATTGTGTTATGGCTACACTGTTATGTATTAGAATGATGCAGGTAGTGACCACATGGGATGAAAATATTGATAGGCTGATGAAAGATGATTTTGATGATATTGGTGAAGATGATCCGATGCCAATATCTTTAGGATGGTGAGTAAACGGGCAATGCGATTATCAGACATATTGGATTATTCAAAATATAGAAATTATGAAACACTTATTGATCGTGATGAATTAATTCATCAATTATCTGAAATCAAACGATATTTTATCGATAGCATTGATGTTTCTCGTATTAATGCAATATTTAAACATGCAAAAAATACAGATCAATTTATAGATGGTTTAGAAGTATATGCAATGCTGTCTGGTATTGAATTTGGATTATTTTTATTTGATCCGATTGAAATGAAAATTGCAGCCTTCGCAGGATTTGAACAAGCTCCTCACCTTAGAGCTGATTTATGGCAAGCAAAAAATGCTCAAGTATTTCCTCCATATGGCGGAAAGGGATTGGTTGGTAAAATATACAAATTTTGTAAAGAAAATTTGCGTATGTCGATTCAGAGTGATATGGTTCAGTCACAATCTGGAGAAAAATTATGGACAAAAACATTACCCAAGTTGGGTATCTTTCCGAAAATTCTAGATTTGGATACAAACAGAATACATGATAATGATGGTATTATTGATGTATATGATGAAAAGAAAAATTACTGTTGGATAGTGGAATATGATGATCATTATCGTAATCAATTGACAGAAAATTCAATTTTGATTCCAACAACACCATATGTTGATATGAAAACAACATCCTATCGATCTTCGATTTATTAATTTTAGGATTAAAATATGCGATTATATGAAATAACCAAAAATATTAATAAAGATTTATTCAGAACATATAATGATTTAATTTCATTATCTGAATTGAAGCATGAATTGAAAGAAATAAAAAAATTCATCGTTGATGACGTTGACCTTAATTATGTTCGAGATCTTTTATCTAAATCACACAATACGGGGCAGACTATCGATGGATTACGCCTATATGCTTTAAATATTGGTATTGAATTGGCAATTATTTTGTATGATGTTGAAAACGACAGGATAGCGGCATTTGCTGGATTTTATCACGCACCGCATATTAGAGAAAATCTTTGGCAAGCTAAAACTGTACAGACTTTTTCGCCTTATAAAGGCAAAGCATTGGTAGGGAAAATATATAAGTTCTGCAAAGAAGAGTTAGATATGTCAATTCAAAGTGACTTTTCTCAAAGCCAATCTGGAGAAAAATTATGGACAAAGATTTTACCAAATCTAGGATTAAATCCCAAAATAATTGATATGAATACTTTTATAGTATATCCAAATGATGGAAAAATCAATGTATATGATAATACTGAACGATATTGTTGGATAATTGAATACAATGATTCATATCGAAATTATATAAGGGAAAATACAATACTTCCATATAACTCTTTTCAATATTTAACATTCAAAACTGGTAAACCTAATTCTTCTTTTTATTGATAGATTTGATAGAGATAAAAAATATGCGATTATATGAAATATACCCAATTGAATCTAATTTGGTTAGAAAATATCATAGTTTAATTGACAGGGAGATTCTTGAACAAGAATTAACGGAGATTGAAATATTTTTTATACCAGATATAACTTTGCAATTTGTTGAAAATCTAATGAAAAAATCAACGCCTCTTAAAAACATAATTATTGATAATTTACAAGCATATGCCTTCAATATTGGAATTGCATTGGGAATAATATTATATGATGAAAACAATAAACAAATTGCCGCATATGCTGGATTTCAACAAGCACCTCATTTAAATGTGCATCTATATCAAGCTAAAAATGCACAAGTATTTCCTCCATATGGCGGAAAGGGATTGGTTGGTAAAATATATAAATTCTGTAGC